CCAGATGTAGGAGTTCCAAGAACAGGAGTTACCAGTGTTGGACTTGTTGCAAATACTGCTGCACCAGAACCAGTTTCATCAGTCAGTGCAGCAGCTAAGTTTGCTGATGAAGGAGTTGTAAGCAATGTTGCAACGCCAGCACCAAGTCCCGATACACCAGTAGAAATAGGTAATCCAGTGCAGTTAGTCAGAGTACCAGATGTAGGAGTTCCAAGAACAGGAGATACCAGTGTAGGAGTATTAGCGAATACAAGTGCTCCAGTTCCTGTTTCATCAGTTACCGCAGCAGCTAAGTTTGCTGATGATGGAGTAACCAAGAAAGTTGTTACACCAGCACCAGCACCAGTGAGTGTTGCCGCACTGGTTGTAACAGTAGCAAAACTCAATACACCTGCACCATCAGTTACGATTGCTTGATTCGAAGAACCATCTGCACTAGGAAGTGTAAAAGTAACAATGCCCGCAAGAGTATCTGCAGACTTTAACTTAATACTATTTGTTCCATCTTTATCTACTAAATTTAAAACCGCAGCTGTTGAACCATTTTCACGATTCCAATAACGCGAACTTCCAAAAAACTTTTGGTTGACAGAAGTTCCGTCTAAACCAATATAAAAATCATACTTGTCAGTGGTAAATCCAGGCTCGCCCGCCTTAAATGATGCAAGGCCAACATTAGATGCTAAACCTCTTTTTATCTGAAGTACCGGTGCAGGCATTTTTTTTACTCTATTTTTCTATTATTTATTTATTTAAAATCCTCCTGCATCTAAATCAATTCTATCGTCTAAATCAACATCTAAAACCTCTTCAAAATTTGCAGGAAGACCTGGTTGAATTGATTCAGTAACAGCAGCAGACGAAAGAACTTTATCAGGATTTACCAACTCATATTTTTGTGTTGTAGAATTATACATAATCACATATTGATCATGTTTATTGGTAGCATCAAAGTCCGCTAAATCTGAAAATTGTGCCGGCACCATAACCTCCTTTGTAGTTGTACGTTTAACTAAAAATTGGTTTCCTGAACCTAAAGTAACTTTATATGTCATAATGAAACCGTGTCCGAAACGATAATTGATCCTTCAAAAACTTTTGTGACTTTATTAGTACTATTATTTGTAACAATTACATCATAATAATTCCTACCTGCAGTCAAATCTGCTGTGACCGTTGCTCCCATAGAAATTTTAATTTCCCCTATTCCCGCTGTAATTGTGGCGGAGAATGATTTTGATGCAGTTGCCGTAGGATGTTTTTTAATTTTCGCAGTTGCAATGTGGTTGGCCAAATTAAAAACACTACCATCAGAATTTTTGACAGCAAAAGTTGCTTCAAAACTTGTACTTTTATCTAGTGTTAAATTAATAGCAGGAACTGCCATGACTTTTTTTAATTATTTATCTTCAGGATTAAGTCCATTTTTCAATAACTTAGATAGTTCTGCAGTTGAACCAACAAACAATGCATTAGTTACATTAGTTGGTCCTCTTGTAGTTTTGTCTTCATCAATATCTTTAAGTTTTTTCTGAAGATCCATTAATTTATCAGTTGCATCGGCAACGTTTTTAATTAACTGTCCGGCAACTTCATAAGCCCTTGGCATTTCACTTTCTTGTGCCAATTCAAGAATTCCATTGATTGCTTCTTGACCTTTTTCTATAATTGAATATAAATTTCCTCTTGTATAATCGTAATCTTTTTTTATATCATCTGAAATTTTTGATACTTTTTCAATTTTATCGTTAACAGATTCTATTTCTGAAGAAATAATTTCTCCAGGTATGTTAAAGGTTTCATTTAACTTGTCAAATTTTTTAGTCATTTTCATAAGTCACCATCAAACCCAAAATCATCTCCAGCAACAATAAGTGCATTATCAGCAGTAGTTATGAGTCCAACATTAGTTCCAGCTACGTGAGCAGTTGCAGTTGTATTGTCTGCACCTCTTGTAACTGTCAATGTATTGCCAGACTTACTCTTGACATACATTTCCTCCGAATTTAAGACAATGTAAGATTTTGCTGGAATAGACGACGCATCATTAACAATTATATTTTTAGTAGTGGCAGTAATATCTAAAGATAAATTGGTAGTGACATCTCCTGAGTAATTTTTAGTTGCTTTTGGTTCAACAGAATATGTAACATCTCTTCCACCTTCTCCACTGGCAACAAAACCAATCGAAACTTTTTTGATAACATCTTTGGAGACATCCGAAACTGGTCCAAAAAGATATGTTTTAGCAGTAAATCTTAAAGTATAAATTAATGCTCTTCTTGTGTCATAACTTCCTTCATAATCATCTTGCATAGTTATGCCTTCAAGAACAATAGGAACGTCTCTTTTTTCTCCAATAGAGTCCACTAAATTTATTGTTAGATTATAATTTGGTTGAAAATATGGCAAAATTTGTTCAATAATTTGAAGCATATCATCATTCAATTTTGTAAAAATTGCCAATTCAAATTGCATATTATAAGGAACTGGCATATAGGATTTTCTAATTTGTTTTCCATCAGCGGCCAGTCCTGCTAAAAATGTTTGAGTTGTGGTAACTTTTCTTGATGGATCATAATTTAGTCCAGTAAATTCAAATGACATTCTTGGTAATGTAATTTGAACTGGTTTATTGAGATTTGGAACTTGCTCTAATCGCGCCAAGAACTTTTGAGTGGGCCCATAAGCTAACGGAACTTTGATTAAACTTTCTGTTCCAACATCATGACTATGTTTGATTTCAATCTCATTGAATAATGATCCAAATCCAACAATTGTTTTTCTTAAAATTTCGTTATAAAAATATTCAAACATATTTTAAAACCTTATAACTGAACCTTTTAATTGACTATTTATGGATTTCCAAAAGGATTGCTTTCACTGAAATTTAAAATCAAATCCGCTTCATTTTCAATATCTTTATTTTGACCAAATTTATCATTTTGATTATAATCATCAATCATTCTAACTTTATATGTCGCTGAAGAAGCTGCGCCGACAATATTTTCATTATTTACAAAAATGCCACGAATATTCGCAAGTTTTAATTCGTTTGTTATCATATCCCAAGATCTAACTTTTCCAGTTGCTCCACTTACACTTCCAGTTACATCTTCATTGTATATGTATGTTCCAACTCCAACCATATAAGGAGATCCAATTGTGATTGTAGGTGCCACTGTGTATCCAAGACCTGCATTTGTAATTCGAATTTGTGTAACAACACCCGATTCATTAATCACAACCCTTCCTATTGCCGTTGTTCCCGCACCAGGAGGAGAAGAAAATGTTACTGAAGGTGCAGTTGCGTAACCAGAACCTCCATTGGAAACGGTAATGATGCCAACAATTCCATCTCCAATAACACTTGTTGCAGCTGCACCCGATCCGCCGCCGCCCACAAAAACAATACTCGGCGCAACAGTATATCCATATCCAGGGTTAACGATTTCTACACCCTGAATTTTTTTGGAAATAGTCCCGTTACAATCAACAATTCCTTCAATTAAAGTTGCAATTCCAACTGCAGTTAAACCTCCAGCTGGGGCAGAAGAAATTGCCACTGTTGGAGCGGAAGTATATCCATTTCCTCTTTTTGTTACTGTGACATATCTAACGCCACCATTTACAATTCCAGTTGTTGCCAAGGCGGTAACACCAGAACCAACCATCGTCAATGTTTGAATATATCCTTCATTCTCAATGTTATCATCAATTTCTTCAACACTTGTATCAATAATCTCATCTTCATATCTAAAGAGTTCGCATTTGAGTTGATAGACATATGTTTTTTGAAGTTGATAAAAAGGTTGTTCATGCTCTACAAATTTGATTTCAAATAACCTATCTCCAAGAGGGAAATAAATCAAATCACCTTCTTTTGGTCTTGATGTAAGTTGAATATCTGGAATATCCTTGATTAAAGGTGCGATATAATTTTCATATCTTTCTTTTGAAATGGTCAAAGTTAAATCATTTAATGGTTGAACACCAAACTTTGATAAAAGAGTCCCTTGACCTTCATATCCATCATAAGTTTCAATATAAGCTTCAATTGGATATGCATTGTTAAATTCGGATTCAACAACTTCTCTTATTACGGTTTTAGTTGTTAAATATTGCCTTGGAATATAATAAACCTCAACACCATACATACGAAGTTGCTCATTGATCAAATCTTGAACCAATGATTGCTCAGATGTTGAACCTTGAAGGAAAAATGGATTGAGCATATTATCCGATCATGTCTAATGGAGGTAATTCGTAAGTATTCGACATCTTTTCCATAATGATATCAATTTCTCTTTGTGCATCCTCATAAAACTGTCTGCCATTGAGTTCAACTCCACCAGGCAGTTTTACTCCTTGGAATTTAATTAAATTTTGTCCCCACTGTCTCTTGATCAATGCAGTTAAGTATGGTTTTAAGAAAGAGTCGTTCCAAACTCTTGAATAGTCGTTAGGATCAAGAGTTCTAAAACAATCGATAACAAGATAAGTGCCCTCTTTAACACTTGCCCAATCGATATCAATATATAAACGATCCTGTCTCTTATTAAATCTAATTTGTTTTTGTGTCGTAAGTAAAAACTCAATATCCTCCAAGTAAGTTTTTACCATTGCATAAGTTAAAATTTCAGTGGAACCCCAATAATAAACATCATTTAAGAATAACTGATATTTGACACTAAACATATTATTGGTAATGCTATTTACGCCATCAAAGTGAAAAATCTTATTTACTCCAATAACTGATGGTGGAACTGGTAAATAATTTCCAGTCTCATTATATGAGAATGATGTAGTTAAACCTACAGCTTCATTTACTGTTGTGGTAGTAATTCCAACTCCTCCAGTAACAGCCCTACCTCTATTAATATCATCTTGAGTGATTTTATATTTTAAATATGTTTGATAAACACCATCAAAATGTCTCTCTTGAAAAAATTGAACTGCATCATCTACAAGATCTTCAATTTGCTCATCTGCAACATTAATTTCCAAAACTGGATATCCCAGTTTTCTTTTGCAATAATCAATTAACTCTTGCCTTGTAGATGGTTGTGCCATTAGAGATTAACCAATACTTCTTGTTGTCTTAGATATAACTTAAAATAACACTTTGCAAAATCTCTCAAAGTGTTAGTATCATCTATACTATCTAGGTATCTTGAAAACTTTTCATATTCAAAAAGTTTATTTACATTTTCCAACTCAATTGAATTAGGATTCATTGATAAAATTTCTTAATAAATCTTTAATCTCATTCAAATCACTTTTAATTTCATTGACATCATTTTCTAAATTTTGAATTTTGTGATTTTGATTGTAGATTCTTTTATAATTGTCAATATATGAATTGTAGCCTTGTTCATCAATATTGATAATTCCATTAGAATCCGTATCTCTTACCAAGTCATTTTTGTCTTTAACTCTAATGTAAGTCATATTTTATACCTTTGGTTTAGTTGTAGCAATTGCACTTAAAGATCCAATGATGGGTGGATTTGCCTGATTTTTAGCAGCCATCACAACTTTAATTGAGAATGCATCAAAGTCGGGAAGATTTTCCACACTATAACTATATGATAGAGGTGAAAGGTCATCAGAAACAATTGGTTTCAGATCAGGAGTTCCATCATTTAATGATGGATTAATGACTACTTTATTGCCAATTCCATCAATGGTCGAATTTGAATGTCCTGGGAATAACTCGAAGTTTTGTGAAAGTTCTGGAGCATCAACTCTAAACAATCTGTAAAGAACTCTAAAGTCACTACTTGTAGATTTGCTTGCGGTCAGTACCACTGAAAGTGCATTCGCAGGAAGTTTCATTTTTACTGGTTTAGTCACAAGAACTGTTGAGTGTTTATCTTTAGTCAAACTTCTTACATTATTATCTAAAGCATAACTTAACGGATTACTGAATTCAATTGGATTATTAATTAAATTGGATGCCAGTTGAACATAAGTTATATTTTCAGTGTCTATGAATGGAGACACGTTTGAATCACTTGACGAAAACAACATTTGAACTGCTAAAGATCTGTTTCCGGGAACATTTGTTAAATAATTGCTAGCATTTATATTTGATGCGATCAATCTTGGAGTTTCAAAATATGTTACATCATTTAAATCCAAATCTATGAAACCTTGATCTTCAAACGAAACTTCATTTCCACCAATACTAGTTGCACTAAATGTTCTTAACTTTGCAGATAAATCGGTGTTTGGCACAACAAATCCATTAATATTTGGTTTGATACTTTCAAATTGAATGTTGTTTGAAACCTCCACGCCAGTTGATCCAGTTTGACCCGTCGCTGTAAAATACAAATCATTTGTTCTATCTGAACCAATGCCAACATTAGCAAAATCAGTTCCGTCAGCATCAACTTTAATGGAGTAACTGTTGAGATCAATTGGATGATTTGCGGTATCAACTTCACCAAAACTATGTACCTTATTGAGTCTTCTTAATGAGAATCCATTAAATTGGTATCTATAGACTTTGGTATTTACAGGATAAGTATTTGCTTGCGTTCCATCAATTGCTCTTGTGAGTCCAGTTAATGAATTGCCAGAAACTGTAGTATATCGAATAACCTCATTACCAATGATCACAAATCCGGGATTTATTGCACTGACTGCAATACCTTCAAATAAATTAAATCCAGTTCCAGAGGCAAGTTCAATCGTTGTAGTTTCTGTAGCGGTCAATTCAGCAGTAAGTGTGCTATTCAAATCAGTATTTAATGGACGCATACCTTTAATTTCAACAAAGTTGGAAACAGAGTGCATTCCATGATTTGGTTGAATAATCTTCATGTGAAGACCATCATAATAGGGATCATTTGAAATTGAAGAAATAGTTACTCCTGCACCAAGAGCAGCAACTGCCCCAGACGAATCGACATAAGATAATGCAATACCTGCAGAAAATTGACCTTGAACACCATCAATAATAAACGTATTGTTAGTTGCTATTGATGTAACTGCAACTTGGCCTCCAAATCCAACATTTTGACCAATGTCTGGTATCTGTAAAGAATCGCCAATTACATATCCAATTCCTCCATTTGTAATTGTAACTGTGTTAATTTTATTTGCAGCAACTATAACTGTTGCTTGAGCACCTTGACCAACACCAGTTTCAGTTATTAAATTAACGTCGGTAAATGTTCCATTAGTGTAACCAACTCCAGAATTACTAACAGTAACGCCAGCGCCAACAGTAATTGATCCACCAATTCCTGCAAGTTTTCCTCTTGCACCACCTTGAGCCAAGGTGATGCCAGGAACGATAATTGTTGGACTGTATCCTGTGGATCCGAGTCCAACGGTAATTTTCTTAGATAGTGGAATTAAAGAGTTAGCTGGTAAGATTGGTTTTGTTTTATTTCCAATGTTCAGTTCTGGATTGAAGAATGTACATGTACCTTCTGTTATAAATTGTGCTTTGTAAAGCGTAAATTTAAGATCGTCTAATTGTGAAGGAGACCAAGTATAACCGTTCTGAGATTTAAACAGGCTTCCCAGCATGTTTTCATCTCCAGCCTTAACTGAGATTTTTGTATTTGTTTGTAAGTCGTTCTCTCCAAGTCTAGCAATAAAGACTTCATATTCTTTACTATTTGAAAGAAGAACAATCGAATATTCAGCAAAAGATTCGCTTCCCTTTTCGGCACCAACAATTACTTTTTCTTTTGGACCATCAAGATAAACTGGTGAGGCAAAGGTAAATTTAGTTGCTACTGAACCATTAGTTGACAAATTAATTTTGTCTGGAGCAAGTGTGACCTCAGAATATGGAAGTGTTGTGCTAGTTGGACTTCCATTTTCAACTGTGCGAATTTGTAAAGTAACAGTATCAGCTGTTTGTGATGTAAAGTCTGGTTTAGTTTTGAAAAATACTTCAAGTGAGGTTAAGAATATGCCAGATTTTTCCGAAACAAAGAATGTTTGTGCAATTGGGTCATAAGGACATTTGGCAAGGCTGTCAGATGAGGTAAGTCCAATCTTAGGAAGTTGTCCTGAAATTTGATATTGATACGTTTGAGTATATTTTTCATAAAGTTGTTTTTGAATTGTAGTTACATTGACGTTTGTTTTTGTTGGTTGGAAAATAGTCTTTTTGAATGATGGAGTAATTGTTGGTGTGATTGTTGTGGTTGTAACTTTAGTTATTGTCTTTTGAATTGATGCACCAGTATAAACTGCATCCGCAGTACTTTGATTTAAATAAGTTCCGCCAGCATTTAATGTACCTGGTGGAATACTTAGTAGAGGAACATCAGTTAAGAAGAATTTGTTTTCTCCAGCGGAGAATGCTGGATTTTCTGGTTTTTCTGGATTTGGAATGAATAAAGAACCTTGTAAAGTTCCAACACTATCCGAAATTAATCTGATATCTGTAATTTTTGCTTTAGCACCAGAAGTTTTTCCAGTTAAGGTCATATCTTTTGCAACATATCCTTTAAATTCTGGTGTATTTTTTTGATCCTGTAAAGCAAAAGTATCAATATATAAAACAGTCGAAGCTGTAGAATAAGTTGTTTCTGGTGGTTGTTGCGTATATGGAACTAATTTATAAGACTCTGTAGGAGCATTATAAGGACCATTTTTATGTCCTGGCGTACACAATCTAAATTTAATATTTACATTGGTATTACCAAATACATCAGATTCAACAGTTTCTCCAACTTGGAACGCAGCGTTACCGCTCATCGTTACTTCAAGTAATTTTGGTATAACATACTTACCCATCTCAACAGTTGAGAGGAATGGATAATGTTGCGTTACTGGTTTTAATCCATTAGTATCAAACTCAACGTTTCTGCTTACCAAGTATTTGTAATTACCTTCAGTTATTTCATCATTAGTTGTTGATTCTGATTCTTGTCCAAGTTTTTCTGGAAATTCTTGAATACTTAAAATTTCTTTGCCGGTAATAACTTCACCAGCCTTACTTGTTACCTTTACAGTTTGATCATATGTCTTCTCAACTTCTCCAGGAGTAAAGAAAAAATGGCCAGTGCCGCTCTTTTTCTTCTTAAGTGCTCCAACAAATTCTTCTATTTTATCTTGGGGCAAAAACTTTTGCAGGTCCTCCTTTGCCTTCTCTTCTCCATATTTCATCAAAGATTTTATAGTTATTTTAGTTTTTCCGTTTTTAGTAGTACCTGATAGGTAAGATCCATTATTTACTAATTTTGTTGTCGTCACCGGTTGACCCTTTACTTTTTTCGTTTTTTTGACTTCTTTTTTACCATAGTTAACAAGCGCCGCTTTCTTATAGTTGTAAGCATCTTTAAGATTCTGGGTATAATCTTTTGGAGTAGATGCCGTATAAACTGGAGCTGGTTCCTCGGAATAAACAACTTTATCTTGCGTATATTCTTTAGTAGTGGTAATTGTTTCTTCTACATCGTCAGGTTTAGCTAACGTCTTAGTTGGATTGGTAACTGTTACCGATTTATCCGCACTAATGATAGGAGCATCTGATTTATCAACTGTTGGTTGCAGTTTGAGAGTCCCCTGCCAGAATGAAATTAAGAATGCAGTGACATTTTCAGATCTTGATGCTAAAATTTGTTTTTTATATTCAACCTCGGTATAATCAAGGGTCACAAGATTTCCAGTTTTCTTCATACCAGGCCCAACTTTGGTTGCAAATTTTGCATCGGCGTTAGGAGAAAATGTATCAGTAAATCCGGAAATTAATTCTGAACCAAGTTGAAGATCAATTTTTGTTGTAAATTGTGGCGGCCTTATTGTGCTTGTTGCAGAATCATGAGATATTTTACTTGCTTCATCGACAGAGTTTAAGTTTGTAAAACTATCAGCAAAAATTCCACACTTAAATTGATCTAATCCAGTAGCAGCATCTTTAACAGTCATCGCTGCCATTTTGCTTTCAAGTGCAGAAAGAGATGTGAATTCTTCTACTCTTCTAATTCTTTCTTCAAGCGAAGCAATATCTTGCATTTGATATCTTTTGTGTGCAATCAAATCAACTTTTGCATTGACTACATTATGCAGATATCCAGGCATTCCAACAATAGCGACATCCAATGTTCCAGTTTTATTCAAAGGTGGTTCTGGTGTATCACTTGGAGTTCCTTTGACAATTTGAAAATTGCCATCTGGATTTAAGATGATTCGGTCAACCCTTGGCAAATAGTATGAGAATGATGCTGTAAGGTTTTCTCCTGGAGCCAAGGTATATTCTGAATATTGTCCAGGAGAAGTGAAAGTGCGAGAAGCAAATTCAAATGGCGATTTTGAAGAAAGAGTATATACAGGGACTCTTGGGCGTATATCAACAAAATCTGTTAGTCTTGTATTATTGTATTCTGGAATATTATATTTAAAATCTTTGTCGGAATAACTTGTTGCTGTAATAAACTCGCCAGTATCGGAAGAATCGATCGTATAATATTGGTAAATAATTTTTAATTTACCTTTTGGTTCTTCTGCATTTTTATTTTTTACGAGTCGAGAATAATCGTAGAAAGAATCCCTCTGACCATCATCAAATCCAAATTTATTTGAAACATTTTGATCAGACAAAGTTATTGATACAATGTTTGCATTTATACTTGAATCCTTTCCAACAATTATCTCTCCAACATCAAAAGTTGAAGCATTTAAATAAACATACTCTAACTTATCAGTATCAACACGATTCACCACAAGAGCCATTGCTCCGGATGATTTACCAAGGATGTGTTCTCCTATTACAAAATCTTGGTTGTTTGCAGTTGGCCCACTAAAAGAATTTAAAGTTAATCTTGGTAATTGTGGATCTGCAGTGCTTTGCGATTCAAATACTCCAAGAACTTTAACAACGTCTGGCACATTCAGACAGATTTCCTCGTCTTGAACTCTAACTCCATAAACCTGACTATAAGTCAATCCATCATTTAATGTTGTTGTTCCAATACCAGATGCAGTGTATTTTGAAAAATTTACAACTAAAGATCCAACGCTATTAAATTTTTTAATTTTTGAATTTGGTTTTAAATTTTTAACAGTTACAATAACATCAGCATTTCCACTCACTTTTGATAATCCATTAAATGTTAAAATTTTACCAGTTGCATCCAAAGTATACTGAGTTTCATTTAATGGTTCAATACTACCGTCAGTATATGCAATTACGAATCTATCTTCATCAAATGCATCAAAGATAATATCCGCATCAGTAATCGTGAGGGTAAGAGAATTTGCTGCAAATGATTGATTTTGGAAAATTCTTCTTTGTGTAATAGATGAATTTGTAACATAAAATGATTTTACATTATTTCTACTCAATTCAGTTAACAACGAGGAGTCTGGAGATCCTACTGATCCTCTTATAACTTTCAAATCATTGACAGAAATTTCAGATGTCGGCAATGAACCAACACAAACATTAGTGACGTTTGAAACTGCAGATACTGTAAAATTAGTTCCTCCAGCACTTACGGTTTCTACTTTATTAAATATGGCAAGCCCACCTAGACTTGGATTTCCATACTTAATGATGTCTCCACTGAAAAGAAAGTTCGAAAAGTTTGTTCCTAAACCAGCAGAAATTGTGCTAATGCCCCCAGACGCCGCTGTGATTTTGAATGTTGTGCTTGGAGCAGCAAGGTTTGATTGCTTACTCAGTAACATATCAGCATTAAATGTTGCAACTCCAACTTTCGTTGCATGAATTGATTTGATATTTGAGATATCAAAATCCGTAATAGTTTTGATCAATCTACCGTTTTCAATTCCATTGATGATAATTTGTTCATTTGGTATAAATTGCCCATAGACATTATAAAGTGTCATGGTATGAACACCACTTACACTATCCTTCAGATATGCGGCCGCTCCACTCTTTTTACCTTCAATATATGCAGGAGTAGATTGGGTTATTGTTGTTGTTAATCCAATCTTTGTAAAGGTTTGAAGATCAAATAATCTTAAATTGAGTTGACTTGAATCATCTACATAACCAACTGATGGAATAAAGTCGTAAATTCTTGCAAATCCAATTGTTGTTCCTGCCGCAACGCTTTTGTTGGTTCCAAGACGAGAATCCATTAAACTTACGAATGCAGTTGTTCCTAATCCAACAGAGGGAACTCCATAAACATTATTAACTAAGAATTGAGTTCCTGCATTAAAGGAAATTGCCTGGTTTTCTAAAGGTGCTAATGTCCTTGGTTTTTCAACATCAACAAACTGTTGATTTACAGATTCTACTTCATATCCATTTACATATGCTTTTCCAGAGCCAATTTCAAAGGTCATTAAATCGTCAGATGGAGTATTTCCATCAACAGTAATCTGGCCATCATAGTAAATACCAGTCGTATTTACTAATCTATCATTGAGAGTGTCTCTTGGATTGACTGTAAACGGTTTAACATAAAAATCGCCAGATTGATCGGCAGTTCTTCTTGCCAATTCATCACGAATTACATTATATTGAGTTTTTGTAATTTTAAATTGTGGAACTCCATCAAAAATTGAATATAATGTAACAAAATTTTCCAGATCAGTTTCGTTAATTGATCTTTTATCTAATTTTAGTTCTAATTGAAATCTATCAGAACCTGAAGCTGCGTAGTTAGAAAATCCTTGTGCATTATCATATAATGACTCATCTTCATCCGCAGTGACGATTCTTTCAATAATGGTAAACCCAACTTTAAAAGATGGTGTAATTCCATATTGATCAAGAATAATTCTTTGCTCTTGTGCCTTGGCAAAAATACCTCTTACAAAAAAAATGCCTTCTTTAATTGATATTGATGACCCAGAGGTTGATGCATTAGTAGCAATGGCATTGCAGATTCCTTGACCTTGAGGAATTGTAAATCCATTACCATATGATATTGTTTCTTCTGCAAGTAAAGTTTCTCCATCAAGAAAATTCTGAGAATTGAAATTAGATTCTCCATTAGAGATGTACTGCAAATATAAAGTATGAACTCCTCTTTCAGATTCTACACTATTCAGTGCATATCTAACAATTGCAACAATACCACTTGTTTGGCCTTTAATTTTCTTATCTACTAACTGATTAAAATATAAAGATATTGGAAGACCATTATATTCCGACTCTACTTGAATTGCTGGGAAAACGATATCATTTCCAATTTGACCATCTAAAACTGGAGACCCTTCTTTAAAGACGTGAGATCCGAATCTCTCAATTTGATTTTGAAGAATTGACTGTAATGTTGTTAATTCACGAGCCTGCAGAGGAACACCTGGTTTGAATAAAACCTTGTGGTAACCTTTGTCCTCATCAAAGTCATCAAAATAAGGAGAAACGTTGAAGTTAGTCTGTTGAGGCATGATTGTTTAGAATTGCAAAATTACTTTAATATCTTCTTTTTGATTTGCAGATCTTGTGATTGATGATCTGTTATCTACATAAATGATATTTCCAGAGTATTTTTTAACTTCTGGATTTCCAACGCCATTGGTCACTGACTGACCAAAGTAATATGTCCTACTATTTATTACTGTACTGATACCCGTATATGTTGAGTGTATTTGTAAAGTAACACTACCTCCAACAATATTTAAATTACCTCCAGTGCCCGGACTGGAAGTAAACTCATGCAATTCAAATCCATAAGTTGGAGATGTATTTTGTGTGCCATCACTATTAAATCCAACAAGACTTTTATCTTGCCAATACTTCAATATTCCTGTTGTTTGATCATATGAAACCACTCTTCCCACAGCTGTGGATCCAACACCTACAGTTTGAATAATTCTGATATCATCAGTGAATGTTGCAGTGCTATAACCAGCACCAACCAATTTCAATGCATATACTGCGCTTGCTTTTGATTCTGTTAATATCATTGATGAATTATAAATCTGTGGATTTTCCACAATCCCAATTCTTGCAATTTGATTTCCAGTAATAAAATCGGGGTTTAAATCATCATTTTCAATTCTAGAGTATATTAAGACATTAAATGCACCTAACTCACGATAAATATCTGCTCCATGACCTCCTTTAGGCGGAACTATAACATCAAAAGTTGGTGCAGTTGTTCCTGTTGGCACACCACCACCAAGTAAATCTACAGTTCCGTAAGTATAATTAGATCCACCTTTAGATATTGTAATTGATTCTACTTTAGAATCGTTGTTTATTACAATTGTAGCTTCAGCACCGTTACCATCACCTTTAATCGGAACATTTGTATAAGTTTGATTTCCATCTCCTAATCCAACTCCTCTGTTTGTGATAGTAACAATTTTAAGTTGGCCACTGGATGATGCATTGTTTCTGACTGCAGCATCATCCGTACCAGTTTCCCAATCAGAGGGAACTGGCATAAAATTGACAGAATCAAACTTTACAATATCAGCAGGATTGATAGAATAAAGATATTTCCAAATATATCCATCGCCACTTGTTCCGGCAGATCTAGGTTCTAAATCTGTAAAATTAGGTTCATCCAATGATGGTCTACCATCTGGATAATCTGGACTGATTCCATTATGAAGGCAAATATAAACCTTATAATATTGATTTACCACATAATAATTTGATGCGTATAAACTGGACGATTGTGATGGTTTTGATCTATTAGTTCTACTAATATCATGACGATACATGTCATAAGTAGCTCCAGATGTCCAAGTGTTTTTTCTAACAACTCTTTTTACATCTTGTGCTTGAATTTTTTTCAAAGCAATCATCGTATCCCAATAATCATTTTCTTCACTAAAATTATCTTTGGGAGCTGGAGGAGTTACATTCCAGGTAGAACTATAATTAGTTGCATTGGGAAGACCGACAAAAGCATAATATGAATTTGTAGTAGAAGTTGCTGCAGAGACAAAGCTCTTAGCATTTAAAATTCTTAATTGATCAGTTATAATAGCAGACATTTTGTCGTTTTTTTATCTATTTATGTGGAGTAATTTCGATATTTAAGTGGATTATATCTTTGGACAATTGGAGACGTAGAAATTCCAGCCAAACCATTATTGTAAGCAGTAAATGCCTTTGGATTCAATCTGGTTCCTCCAGAAATTCTGCCCCAACTATATTCACCGTAGAAACTACTAAATCCAAATCCACTTATGCCATTTGTGCTTGCAACACTCACAACAACTCTAGTCACATAAGTGAGAGCAATACCAGCAGCACTAGTTTGTGCTATTGAGACTTGGGCAACTTTGTAAATATTATCTATGAATGAAGTTCCAATTCCAACGATACCACTATTACTAGAAGCAAGCGAAGTTACTCCATTTCCAACATTTGAATTAAATACGGTGAAATAATCACCAGTTTGAATACCACTAATCCCAGTTGTGGCAACTCCTACACTATTGATTCCAATGTTTCTTAAGAATGAATTTTGTGGAATAAACAAATCAAATACGAGTCCAGTGGTTGCTATTCCTACAATTGATGTTGTTGCGATGCCAGTAATAATACCAAAATCCCCATCATAGGTTACGTTACTTATTACTTCATATGTTAGATTTGGACTTTCTATCAGCACCACTGGTGGGTTTGTGGAGGTATATCCACTTCCAGGAGATGTTACACTAATTGTTGAAACAGCACCTCCACTAATTGTCGATGAACTTTGTGCTCTATAAGTTGTTCCAAGACCAACTGGGGTTGCAATTGTAACAACTGGATTTGTTGTGTATCCCTTTCCACCACTACTTAAAACAATTGATTGAATTGTTCCTGCCGCAGAAACGATTGCAGTTGCTGCAGCTGCAATCAAAGTATCTTGAGAAATGATAGAAATTTTTCTTGGGTTCAAATCAATTGCAGGATATTCTGAGTTATTATTGAAGAAGGTTTTTACATTTTCAACCCAAATGGTTGTGCTTGCAATTCCAACACTTTGAATGATATTTGTAGATGGATGAATAAGAGGTTCGTGAGAAATTCTATCTTTGGTTACATAACTTCCATCAATAACTACATCATTTCTCTGTTTACACCAAATCACTGGTCTAATTATGGTTGGATCTGTCGTAAGACCGGGACCATTATAGACATTGGTAAGAACTTCATCTATTGAGAGAACTTCCTTGACCAATCTTTCATTTTGCGATTCTTCAAAAGAAGAATCATATATTTGAAGAGTGTCACCAGACTTAACAGTTTCTAGAATATCAATACTTTGAGTATCAATATCACCATTTCCTTTGTAGAATAGAATCTTAGAAGTATCTCCCGGTTTTGGAGCTTCTGTAAATTGAACCAAACTTCCACTATTAAAGATATAACCATCTCCAGGAACTTGTAAGATATCATTTATAAAGATAAGTAAGTTTGCCTGTACGTCGATGAGAGATCCGGCTTTTGCTCTAACGGAAAATCTTACAGTATCAATTTCTAACGGAAAAACTTTTCTGACGCCATCAAATAATAAATCTAGTGGATCAAGGACTTGCAAATCTCCAACAGACCATCCAGAAAATTTATCGGAGAAAGTATCATCTACAGTAATTTTAAATTCACTAAAAGATAAAGAAGTATCTGTTGGAATTCCAGTAGTTCCTCCAATCGCTACAGTTAGAATTTCGCCAACTTTGTATGAATATCCATAGTTTTTAATTTCAAAAGATATTATGCTTGATCCTTGACCAACCACAATATCAACAATGGCTTCGGTTCCAACACCAGCTGAAGAACTTGAACTATAAATTAAAGGAATATTACTATATGACAGTGGATCATCAAAAATTACTAGTGGTGGATTTGTAGAGGTATATCCAGTACCAGGATTTGTAATTGCAACACTCACGATATTTCCACCACTAATAGCAGCTGTTCCAATAAACTCAATGTTTGGCGTTCCCAAACTTGTTGTAGCAACACCAACATTTACAACAGTTTGAATTCCGGAACGATATCCAGATCCACTATTTCCAATACTAATTGCCGAAATAGCTCCTAATACAGATACAGTTGCCGTTCCACCGGCAGCCACTAAGGGTTGATAACCAAATCCTTCTGTAGATCCAATTGAAACAATTACTCCACCTCTAGGAAAAGGTGAGACATTTGGATCATCATTTAAGGCTACTCCAGTACCAACAAAAGAAATTGTACTAATCCCTACAGATTCAATTAAATCGTAATTGCCCTCAACGCTAACAAATGATCCAGATCTTGCTGGCAATTGGAAAATATTGTTTAGCAATACAATTGCCTTTGATGTGGAGAATCCAGAAATATTGTTCAAATTGTTTGTGAGAGTAAAATCATTTTCAACACTATTAAATTTAGTCGATACAGTCCCATCAAAAACATAATTGTTATAATATGGATCTAATGTTCCACCTGGTTCACCAGACTTCATGAACATTCTTCCGTTGAAAGTGGATGATACTTCAAGACCAATATAATCCTCTTCATCACCTCTCGCATTTGGATTTACAAAAGGAATTTGACCAAAAGGGGGAACAACAAAGTTAATTTGACTATCAATTATATTGTAATCGCCACCCAATCTACTAACTAAGCTTCCACTGTTGTGTGTTGAAATTCCAGAACCTACCCAACCTCTATTAACTGTAATTGAATTTGAAGTAAGAGATGATGAATTTACTAACATAATCTCATCATTTATCTTTATCAAAGATCCTGCAATAATGCTTGAAATTCCCGATAAAGTAACCGTAGTATCATAATAACCAAGAGAATTTGTTAATGATGCGGTAACTCCATTCCCAATTACTGGAGACATGATTTGATTATCAACTGTCACAAGAAGTTTAGAATTTTGATTTTTTGCAGTGAATTTATGAAAAGTTCCAATTCCAGCACTTTCAAGGGTCAATACTGTTGGAATTTGTTTTAATGCATCGGAAGCAGATGCTGCAACTCTTACATCTAATTCATTTAATTTTACAATATAAACTGTGTTTGGAAGTTTATCTGTTGTTCCTATTCCTGTAATTGTTGTCGTTGCGATACCCACAGCGTTTGCTGTGCTTGATGTAGATTCTGGATATGTGTATACAACTTCTTCACCAGTTACAAAATAATTTAATGGTATTCTAATTGTATTATCACTAACACTTACAATTCCCGCATTTGATGCATCAAAAGCTCTCTCAAAAATTAAATCGCCATCATGAGTCAAATCAAATTGTTTTTTGATATCATTTTCAGTTCCTTCATAAGATCCGAAAGAACTTACGATATTAGTATTACCCAAATCTAATTCATCATCCAATGCGATATTATGAATATGACCTATAGTTTGTCTAAACAGTCTAACCTGAACATTAATATTTGGATTTGGTGTATAATTTAAACTTGTAGTGGAAGCAGTCCCAGAAACACTGAATGTTCCTAAAGAGGAATCAGTATGAATAATACCAAACTCAGATAAACCTGGTGTTGTTCCATCTGTTATACAAACTAATTCAGAAACTTCATATTGATTATTCGTAGTGTCTTCAACACTTGCAAAATAATAAGCACCAACGTGCTCGACATTGAAGAAACTTGTTATTAAATTAGCAGTTGGAGTCGGTGATGAAGGTATTGAAACTATTTTTGAATCTAATATTGTATCTTTTAAAACTATTGTTCCAATTCCACTTGAAGAAGTATCACCAATCGAAACTCTAAGAGTAGTGACTGTATGTCCAACTCCCAAAGCCGAATTTGGAACAAAATCAATATTTACATTGGATCCAGAAATTGAAGGCACATAAGTTCCAAGACCAACAGATCCAGAAACAAGAGGTGAATCTGTTGCTAATGGGAAGTATTCCAACAAATTGACATCGGATCCATTATGAAGAACGGTTAATTCATTAAATTCATAATAAGAACCATCTGTTGCTCCAATTTGAACCAGTACTTTTGATGCTCTATAAGTAGATGCTATGCCAACAACCGTAGTAGCTGTAGATGTTCCTGCTGGTAGAGTCTTTGTTGATGCAGCAATGCTTACACAGTTTCCTAGTTGTGTCGTTCCAACTCCAATTGCAGTATCTTCAATATCAAATGAAATGAAAGTCAAATCATAATTATTAATTTTATATTTGAATGGATAGAATCTTAAATTTCCTTCTGTACCAGAAACACTGAAATCAAATGTTCCTAAGTCGTCTTGTGTATAAACTGCTCCATAGTGATTCAAATATCCAGTTTCATCATCGTGAATAAATCCAATTAGTCCAACCTGCCGTTCTGTATTATAAGATGTATCTAATGCAGAATAGAAATATTTTTTAGAACGAGTAGATGTTAATAGGAAAGTATCTACTGATGTAAAAGGATTGGCTCTTGGATTGCTGTTGAATAATTCGCTAATGTCATCAAGAATAACAACTCTGTTTCCAATTGATTCTATATAGTCTGATAAGATTCGACTTGAAAATGATATTTTATTTGACTTAATATTACTATCAATTTCAAAGTTACTTTCAGTTACCAAGTCAAAATCATAGTAACAATCCAAATCAATCTCATTTTGCAAATCTACTGTTATGGAGACATCAGTATCATTTTGCGTTGTAGATAGTCCAACTTGATTTAATGTGGATTCAATAATTAAATCACCAAACTTTTTAAATCCTACAGTATGGACTAAACTATTTGTTGCCTCGTCCCAATCATCATAATCAACTTTAGATTTTAATGAATATGAGAAATATTGGTAATAATCATTATCGGAAATTTTTTGTAAACTGTCATTTAAGAATCCAACATTGTTTTGCCACGTTTTCTTGACAATTTCAGATTCTTTAACATCATAAATTCCTTCGTTTGTAATGATATCTACAATTTTTGCTTGAGATCCAGATAATGTTTTAATAATATCTCCAATTTCATATATGTTATTTGATGATATTCTTAGGATGTCATTTACAGGATCCCAACTTTCAACTGTCCCATTAGGAATGACACTTTCGTCTTTGAAGAAATTATTTTTTTCAAATTTAATATTAAAAATTGGAAAATGTGATTGTGAAATGATCCTTGCAAACGAAGAGTCTGCAGATTGCCATATTCCGGGAACTTTACCAATTGGCAAATGATCTGCAAGGCTATAAACCACAGTTGCACCAATACCACCAATGTTTGGAGTAGATGCTTTTACTGCAAATAAACTATAATCATAATTTTCAGAATTGTACCCGTATCCTGTAGAACCAACTCCAACGCTTACATTTTCAATTAAGAACTTAGATCCAACAGTAAATGGAAAATCTGAAAGATTACTAAAACTTTTTGCTAATCCTACAGTTACTTCTTTTGTATTATTATTGTACGATATTGTACTTATGCCAGAACCATTTATATTATTAATTGGTATAATCGATGCAATGGAATCCGTGATTGATTTTGTATTTTCAATAATCGAAACAAAAGGATCGCCAAGATTGTAATTCAATTTGACATCTTCAATTAATTTGTTTGTCACTCCATCAATTAATATTAAATTGGGGGCAATT